CCAGCGAAGACCCCCCCTTGTCTCCAGAAACGCCCACCCCCCGGGGGGATATTTTTGGCGAAAAACCATAGTTGCCATTTTGATAGTGTAAACGTTTACACACAGCAAGTTTTATGCCAGATGTTTTGATCAATAGAGAAATGGTAATGCGTCGGCGGGAGCGGACGTATGAGGAGTGTATGGAGGTAGGGATGACGCCAGCGCAAAAGGAGGTGTTTTTAGTGATAGATGAGTGGTGGCGGCGGTATGGGTTTGGTCCTTCGATCCGGGACATATGCCGGATACGTGGGAAGGGTGGGATGGGGAATACGAGTGAGATTATTGAGCGGCTGGTGAAGTTGGGGGTGGTGAAGCGATTGAAACGTGGCCAGCGGTCAGTGCGGCCTGTGTATATTCAGTTTAGGAATTTGGAATGAGTTACGACGAGAGGTTATTGTTGGAGGCGTTCCAGATGCTGTATCAAGTGTACAGGGAGCAGAAGTCTGGGCGGAAGTATTTCCGGCCGGTGAGTATTTATCCTGTGCTGGCGAAGATACAGAAGCGGCTGGATAAGCCTGTGCGGCGGGAGTCGATGTCGATAGTGGCGATGCGAGAGAAGGCGAACAGTCCGTGGACTTGAGTGAACTGATAGGCAAGTTGCCTGCGGCGGAGCAGGAGAAACTGCTGGAGCAGGTAAGTCAGTATAAGGATGCGCTTGTTCGTGAGAAGGCGCAGCAGTCGTTCATGGCCTTTGTGAAAGAGATGTGGCCGGGGTTTATACATGGCAGGCATCATGTGTTGATGGCCAAGAAGTTTGAGGAGATTGCGCAGGGGAAGTTGAAGCGACTGATCATCAACATGCCGCCGCGACACACGAAAAGTGAGTTTGCTTCCTACCTGCTACCTGCGTGGTTCTTAGGTTTGCACCCGAATAAGAAGGTGATCCAGACATCCAACACGGCCGAACTGGCGGTGGGGTTTGGTCGGAAGGTCAGGAACCTGGTGGATAGTGATCAATACGGCAAAATCTTCCCCGGCGTTGGGCTGCGGGCGGATTCAAAAGCCGCTGGCCGGTGGGCAACCAGTCATGGCGGGGATTACTTTGCGATTGGTGTCGGCGGTACTGTGACTGGTAAGGGTGCAGACCTGCTGATTATTGATGACCCGCACTCGGAACAGGAGGCGAGACTCGCGCAAGGGGATCCGACGGTCTTTGATTCTGTGTATGAATGGTACACGTCAGGTCCACGGCAACGTTTACAGCCGGGCGGGGCTATATGCGTGGTGATGTGCATGACGGGCGAAACACCTGTCTTGATGCAAGATGGCACCGAAAAACATTTGCGGGATATCCGCCCCGGCGACATGGTGGCAACCTTTGACAAAGGAAGGCTTTCGGTCAGCAAAATCAATAACTGGCGGTCAAATGGTATTGATGCCATATACAAGATACAAACACAATCTGGTAAGATTCTTCGAGCAAACGAGAGACATCCGTTTCTTGTAATGAACGAAGGAGTGCTGGAATGGACAAGACTAAAGCATCTGAAAGCCGGGGATTTACTTGTATCGTTGAAGGATGCAATAGGCCTCCAAGGGCAAAAACAAAACTCGGAAAGTGCGGGCCATGTCAGGCAAAAGACAGCTACCACCGAAAAAATCCCGATGCACCGTATCGCCCATTGGGCAGTCATGGCCAGTGGAAGGGCATTGAATGTAGCGTTGATGGGTGCAGCAAAGCTGTGGCAAGCCGGGGGCTTTGCGCAAATCATTATCGAAAAGAGTACATTCCTCGGCCGTCTGCGGAAGCAAACAGAAAACGTCGTATTAAAAACAGGTACGGCATCACTGTTGAGCAATACGAAGCAATGGTTGAAGAGCGCAATAACCTTTGTGATGTATGCGGGCAGCCACCAAACAGCAATAACACCCGCGCCCACTGGAACGGCAAGCTTTGCATCGATCATTGCCACGAAACCGGCAAGGTCAGAGGATTACTCTGCAATGATTGCAACCTTGCCGTTGGATACGGGAAAACGCCAAGCATTCTTGAACGAGCTGCATCGTATCTCCGACTTCACAGCCGACCCGATAGTGGCGATAACCCATGACGGCGAAGAAGAAGTCTTTGATGTTGAGGTAGATAGAACTGAAAATTTCATAGCAAATGGTGTCGTCAGTCACAATACACGCTGGAGTGATAAGGATTTGACCGGGCGAGTGCTGAAATCTGACTCGACGGAGTGGGAAGTTATCGAACTACCGGCCATTTTGCCGTCGGGGAAGAGCCTCTGGCCAGAGTTTTGGGCGCTAGATGAGCTGTTGGCTCTGAAAGAAGAGCTTCCGCCGTACAAATGGAACGCCCAGTACCAGCAAAAACCCACGGGCGAAGAGGGTGCGCTGGTAAAAAGGGACTGGTGGCGGCTATATGAAGGGGATAGAGCGCCGCCGTGCGAGTTCATCATCCAAAGTTGGGACACTGCGTACACAAAAAACCAGCGGAGTGACTATTCTGCGTGTACGACATGGGGTGTTTTTCACAAAGATGAGGACGAAAACGATGTGAACATCATTTTGCTGGACGCATGGAAGGGAAAGGTAGAGTTTCCTGACCTGAAAGCGAAGGCAAAAGAGCTGTATGACGAGTGGGAGCCGGATACCTGCATTATTGAAGCGAAGGCGGCGGGGGCACCGCTGATATTTGAGTTAAGACGCATGGGTGTGATGGTTCAAGACTTCACGCCGACCCGTGGCAACGACAAATTCGTGCGTTTGAACAGCGTTACAGACCTATTTTCTTCCGGTAAAGTGTGGGCACCAGATACCCGCTGGGCGTCAGAGGTGATTGAAGAGTTTGCTAGGTTCCCGAACGCGGAACATGATGACCTTGTGGACTCCGGGGTACAGGCATTGATGAGATTTCGACAGGGCGGCTTCCTGCGTCTGGGTTCAGACGAGGAAGATGAGCCTATGGGCTTGCAGCGCAGGCGGGTTTACTACTAAGGATGAATTATGGCAACCAATATAGATAAGGCGCTGTACCAACTACCCGCCGGGATCGACGAGGACGTGTTGGAAGCGGAGCCTGTAGAGATTGAGATTGAGGATCCAGAGTCTGTCTCCATCGGGATTGGCGATTTGCAGATTGAGATGGAAATGGTCGAGGAGGAAGACGAGTTTGCTTCCAACTTGGCCGAGAAGATGGATGAGAAAGAACTGCAATCCTTGGCCGGTGATCTGCTGGGTGAGTTTCAAGATGATATCGACGCCCGCAAGGACTGGATGAAGACGTATGTTGACGGCCTAGAGCTGCTCGGCATGAAGATTGAGGAAAGATCCGAACCTTGGGAGGGAGCCTGTGGTGTCTATCATCCCCTTCTATCTGAAGCGCTTGTTAAGTTTCAGGCCGAAACGATCATGGAAACGTTTCCAGCTTCGGGTCCCGTTAAGACTAAGATCATCGGCAAAGAAACGCCGGAGAAGCAAGATGCGGCGGAGCGGGTTCGGGATGATATGAACTACCAGTTGACGGAAGTCATGACCGAATACCGGCCTGAACATGAGCGCATGTTGTGGGGCTTGGGTCTGGCAGGTAATGCGTTCAAGAAGGTCTACTTTGATCCGTCGCTCGGTCGGCAGGTGTCGATCTTTGTACCGGCAGAAGATGTGGTGGTGCCGTACGGGGCAAGCAATCTGGAGTCATCCCCGCGTGTGACGCATGTCATGCGCAAGACCAAGAATGAACTGCGCCGCCTGATGGTGGCTGGCTTCTATCGGGACATTGATTTGCCGGAACCGGAAAACTCGCTGGACGATATCGAGCGCGAGATTGCCGAGAAGATGGGATTCAAGGCAACTACAGATGATCGGTACAAGTTGCTGGAGATGCAGGTGTATCTAGACCTGCCGGGCTTTGAAGATACCGACGAGGATGGCGAGAAGACAGAGATCGGCCTGCCATACATTGTGACTATCGAAAAAACTTCTCAAGAGATTCTAGCTATCAGACGCAACTGGCGGCCTGACGACGACACGTATCAAAAGAGGAATCATTTTGTTCACTACCCATATATCCCCGGCTTTGGATTCTATGCCTTCGGTCTTATTCATCTTATCGGTGCTTTCGCTAAGTCTGGTACTTCTATTATTCGTCAGCTTGTCGATGCTGGGACTTTATCGAATCTTCCGGGCGGTCTTAAAACCAAAGGTATGCGTGTCAAAGGAGATGACACTCCAATTGCTCCCGGCGAGTTCAGAGATGTGGACGTTGCCGCCGGAACGATCCGGGACAATATTCTCCCGCTTCCGTACAAAGAGCCAAGCCAAGTCCTTTTAGGCTTGATGAACCAGATCGTTGAGGAAGGTCGCCGATTTGCTGCGGCGGCAGACCTCAAGATCGCAGATATGTCGGCCAACTCTCCGGTTGGCACCACACTGGCCATCCTTGAGCGCACGCTGAAAGTGATGTCGGCGGTGCAAGCGCGTATCCACTACGCGATGAAGCAGGAGTTGAAACTGCTGAAGGACATCATTCGGGA